AGGTTCATTTATAAATCTATTAATGTTGTTGAGATGTATTTCAATAAATCTTTTGAGAACTCGAATTTTACCATCATCAATAATGAATAGACACAATGGCTTATTAAGTTGGTTATCAAAAACTACCAAATGAGCGGGATAAAAAGGTATACCGTTATCTGTTTGTATTGTGAATATTAAATCATCTTTTATTGCTGTAGATGGGACATTTTTATTTTCTATGAGAAAGCTAATCAACTTTTTCTTTATTTGCTCAAATTCCATAGTTTTTAATATCCATAAAACAACCATGGGCTTCCTTAATAGTCCATGGCATTAAAGACATCGAGAACCGAACTTGGCGAACCAATTTTCGTGGGCGCGTTCTCATTCATACCGCTGGTTCCCATGGTAGGAAATTTAGCGTTAATTTGACCGATGCACAGACAAAAGCAGCATTAGCTACGATAGCTAAAGAAACTATGTTCGGAAATATGCCATTTGACTCTATCATTGGTAGCGTTGAGATAGTAGACTGTGTACAAAATCATCCTTCCATTTGGGCAGAGAAGGGAGTGTATAACTGGGTACTCGCTAATCCTATCATTTATGCAAAACCTATTGAGAACGTGAAAGGAAAGCTTTCTTTCTGGGGCTATTCCGACCTCAAAGAAGTAAGTATTGAGTGTCCGGAATGTGGCAGCATAGAAATCGCTGTCGAAGATTATACATCGGCTCCATTTTCGACTTATCTGCATAGGTGTAATAAGTGTGAACATGTGATTCTGGAAAGTGAGTGGAACGTAATAAAGTAGAATATGGGATTTGATTGGTTTTGGTTTACTGTGGTGATTTTGATAATCTGTGTTACTATATATTCCAGTCTCAATAGTTATTGGGAACATAAATATGGGAATAAGAATGAAGATTGCGATATGTGGTGACATGACAAAATCTACTGCCAAATCGTGTCAGTAACTTCTTTGATACCGGATAGTCCGTTCGTGGATTATTCGGTATCTTTATTTTGTAAATCAAAATAATAAAGTATGTACGCAGTAAATCAGTATGATGCAATCGCAGAGGATTACGATTCTCTGTTTAAAGACAAAGCCAGCATCGAGGAGAACAGTAAGATAGCCTCGATGCTTTTTGATGTTCCCGGAATTATTCTTGATGTGGGATGTGGTACCGGACTGTTCCTTGATATTCTGAAAGTATCTTCGGATGAATATTTCGGTATCGATCCGAGCAATAAGATGCTTGAAATTTTCAGGAAGAAGCATCCCGGATACCATAACTTGTGTATCCCGTTTGAGATGTTAAACCTGAAGTTTGTGGTATTTAATACTATTGTCGCTCTATTTGGTTCGGCCAGTTACATTGAAATCGAAGCGTTAACGGATATCCCCGAGGAGAAGAATTTGTTCCTTATGTTCTATAAAGAAACGTATCATCCGGTGACTTACGAACGTAGCGGTTGCGAATTGGAATATTATGAACATTCGAGGTGTGAGCTGGAACAAAGCTTTCCTCATTGTGAAGTAAAAGAGTTTAGTAACTATTATATCGTGACTAACGTATGATATTATATTCAGAACAAAATGTGTATGAAGCGGCGAAAGAACGCATAAGGCTGCTATTTTCTATAGGTGGCCGTCTGGGCGTTTGTTTTTCTGGTGGCAAAGATAGTACCGCTTTGCTGCATATCACTTTGGAAGTGGTACGTGAACTTGGTATTCGAAAGATACCGGTTATGTTTCTTGACCAGGAATGTGAGTACACATATACAGTCGAGTATATGCGTTATGTTATGTCTTTGCCAGAAGTAGAGCCTATTTGGGTACAAGTACCATTCAGATTATGGAACGCTAATAGCGGTGATTGGTTTATTCCTTGGGAACCAGGAAAAGAATGGATGCGTGAAAAAGCGGATATTGCTTTCAAAGAGAATGTATATGATGCTGACAGATTTAAAGACATGTTCAACGCTATTGCATTTCATCACTTAGGAGAAAATTATGTTTCTTTGGGTGGTGTCCGTATTGAGGAATCTCCGGCCCGTCGTGCAGGATTAACAGGCAAGGAGACCCTCCCTGGTATGACATACGGAAAGCGTTGTAGTCATGGAGTAGTTATGTACCCTTTGTATGATTGGTCTTATCGCGATATCTGGTATTATATCTTCTCCAATCGATTAAGATATAATAAGGCCTACAATTACATTTTCTCAAAAGAACCGTTACGTTCGGCCAGGGTGTCCTCTCTGATTCATGAGAACAGTAATCAGAATATCCCTTACTTGCAGGAAATTGACCCGAAGGCATATAATGCCATGTACACCCGCATCCCCAATATTGGTACGACAAATCATCTTCTGTTGGATGCTTTTGAAGAGATACGTAATTATCCGAACTGTTTTAAGGATTGGCCGGAATATTTGCAGTATCTCATTGATAACATAGTAGCCGAGGATAAGAATAAAATTATTTTCTCCAATAACCTGAAGACAGTGATTACTAAAGTTACAAATTGGTCTGATGTAGACCGTCTTGATATTTACCGCGCTTTTGCTCGTGGGATTATTACCGAAGACTTTGAACAGACAAAATTGAATAACAGATTATTGGTTCATAAATCAAAGTATAAATATGGAAAAACTAAAAGAAATAATCACCCGGATGCTTGATGAAGCGCCAGATAAAATAAACTTCTTCAATGAAGTGAGGCAACTTCTATTTTCTTTGTCCCCGGAGAAAGTGAACCCGGTGGATCGTGTTCTTTGGGTTCCAATGGAAATGGTAAAGGCAAACAACTATAATCCTAATGCTGTGGCAAAGCAGGAAATGCAGTTACTTTATACTTCCATTCGGGAAGACGGATATACACAACCTATTGTTACGATTTGGAGTGAGGAAGAGCAAAAGTACATCATTGTAGACGGGTTTCACCGTAATCTCATTGCACGTATGTACAAGGATATTGCCCGACGGAATAGTGGTCGTCTCCCCATTGTGGTTATTGATAAGGATATCAATGACCGTATGGCATCTACGGTCCGGCATAACCGGGCACGTGGTAAACATTCTGTTGACGGCATGACGAATATCATTTATAACATGATTAAAAATGGAGAGTCGGATGCAGTCATTTGTAAGAAGCTTGGTATGGAACCATTAGAGCTTGTAAAACTTAAGCACATCACCGGCTTTGCTAAGATGTTCAAGAACTATGAATACAGCAAAGCCATTAAAGAAATTATTCATCACACAGATTCAGCAGAGTTATGATTATGGATATACAGAATATTGCAATAGATAAAATCATTCCATATTGGAATAATGCCCGGAACAATAGCAAGGCTATCAAACCGGTAGAGGAATCAATCAAGAAGTTTGGCTTTAACCAACCGCTTGTAGTAGATAAGAATCTTGAAATCATTGTCGGCCATACACGATACTTTGCCCTATTAAATCTTGGATATAAGGAAGTACCTTGTATAGTCGCTGATTTGGATGAAGAAAAGGCACGCCAGTATCGTATTGCCGATAATAAGACATCGGAGTTTGCATCATGGGATGAAGATAAACTGATACGTGAACTTAGGACTATGAATGTCCCTGCAGATATGCAAGATTTCTTTTTTGAGCCAATAGAGCAGCTGCTCGGATTTGATGTAAACTTTACTCCGGCAAATGATTATGCAACAGAAGATATGCAAGCAGAGGAAGTACAGCGGGAGTTCAGTCAGGAAATGGAACGTCAAGAGAATGAGGCTTTCAAAAAGAAAACGGAGCGTATTGAGGAGAACTTAGAGCAAGAAAAGACCGAATATATTGAAATGGCATGTCCCCATTGTGGAGAAATAATCAGGATGAAGAAGTGATATGGCAGCACCTGCGGGAAATAAATTTTGGATGTTAAGGAGTAAGCATGGGAGAGATAAACTCTTTTCCACGCCGGAACTTTTATGGGAAGCTGCCTGTGAGTATTTCCAGTGGTGTGATGAAAATCCCTGGCTCTCCAAAAAAGCTATTCAAAAGACGGTTCCTGTGAAAAGAAAGAAAGGGAAGAAAGTGGAAACTGTTAATGAACAGCAAGTGCAACAGGAAGTTTCCCCGACTTCCCGCCCGTACTCTCTTACCGGGTTTTGTATTTACGTAGGCGCTTCATCCAAATGGTGGAGCACCTTTCGTACGGAGTGTAAAAATAAGAATGACGAAGATTTTTTAGAGGTCATCGCACGCGTGGAAGAAACAATCGAAACGCAACAGTTTGAAGGTGCATGTGTCGGTGCTTTTAATGCGAATATCATTGCTCGTAAACTTGGGCTTGCGGATAAGCAGGAAGTGGACCATACGAATGCGGGGAAAGAATTCAAAGGGTTTAATTTTCTTCCATATACCCAAGAGGCTGAAGATATGAAGTAATGAGAGAGAGAGTCAACATAAAGCAGCGTTTAGCCTATAACTATCTTCGTGACGATGTTACGAAGTTCTTATGTTATGGTGGTGCCGGTGGCGGTGGTAAGTCATGGCTTGGTTGCGAATGGCTGATGCAATGTGCTTACTATCTTCCCGGTACTCGCTGGTTTGCTGGGCGAAATAACTTAAAGGATAGTAGAGAGTCTATTTCTGTAACTTTCGATAAGGTTGCCAAGTGGCATAAGTTCGCTGATTACAAGCAAACGAATGACGGTATAAGGTTAGGGAATGGTTCGGAGATTATCTTTCTTGATTTGACTTATTATCCGGTTAAAGACCCTATGTATGAACGTTTGGGCTCTAAGGAGTTTACGGGCGGCTGGATTGAAGAAGCAGGACAGGTTCACTATCTCGCTTTTGAGGTTTTAAAGACCCGTATAGGTAGACACTTAAATGATGTCTATAACATTCCCGGTAAGATACTTATTACTTGTAATCCTAAAAAGAACTGGCTTTATAGAGAGTTTTATAAACCATGGAAAGAGAAGAAACTGAAAGCTCCTTACGCTTTTATTCAGGCGCTTGTACAAGATAACCCTTATGCGACAGAAGATTACATCGATACACTCCGGAATACAAAAGATAAAGTTACGAAAGAGCGACTATTGTATGGAAACTGGGAGTACGATAATGACCCTACGGTTCTCTGTGATTATGATGCCATTTGTGATTTGTTTGTAAATGAGCATGTACAACCGATAGGCTTATCGACTGGTTCTTCTGACCTTGCCATGAAAGGCCGAGACCGTTTTGTCTGTGGGCATTGGATAGGTAATGTATGTAACATCAGGTTAGACCAGGAATACAGTACGGGTAAATCCATTGAAACGGATCTTAAAAACATGATGATACAGTGGAAGATTCCACGTAGTATGATGGTAGTTGATAGTGATGGGCTGGGGAGTTATCTTGAAAGTTATCTGAATGGCATCAAAGAGTTTCATGGTGGTAACCGCCCTATTAATCCGGAGTTTGACAATCTGAAATCAGAGTGCGCTTTTAAGCTCGCAGAACTAATAAATAACCGACAGATAAGGATTATATGTACGGAAGCCCAAAGAGAGCGTATAATCGAAGAATTAGGAGTTTTAAAGCAAGACCATATAGATGCTGATACCCGAAAGAAAGGAATAATCAGTAAAGAGAAAATGAAAGAGATACTTGGTCATTCTCCGGATTATCTTGATATGCTGATAATGGCAATGTTCTTCCGTATCAAACCAATTCCCAAACGACCAAAAGCAAAATTAGGACAGATATGACAGTAAAAGAATTTTTGATATTAAGTGAGGTGGCAAGTAATGTTACTGAATTATTGGAACAGATAAAGAAACTCCCAAAGCCGGATTTCATTTTGGGAGTTCGTTTGCCGGATAATCTGAATGATACCACTATTGGGCAACTTATGGGACTACAATCTATATCAAGCGATGTTGATTGTATAATGATACCATGTCATGTCCTTTTAGGATTCTCTGTTGAACAAATAGAAGTATGTGAGGTAGAGGGCGTTTTGGGATTTTCCTCATGGGTTACTAAAGAGGTGGAACGGATAACCAAACTGTTTGAAACAACAAACGTGGCGCCTACTCCTGAAGAAAAACGTGCAGGTGTAGACCAACTGTCATTTGGCTTGTTTGGTTTAGTAGATTATTATGCAACCCGCATGGGAATCACTGATCATGAGTTGGTAGAAAGGGTTCCATGGATAAGAGTGTATAAATGTCTCGATATGGATGCCGAGAAGATAAGATATGAGCGAAGATTACGTAAAATTTATCAAGATAATAGCAAATGAACACAAGTGTAGAAAGGAAAATGGCTTCTGTTGCAGAAAAGCTGAAGGGTATAACCTATTTGTTTGATAACTGGGCGACGGCTAATGTCCGATTGGATAAGATGCCATTACCGGCTATCATTAATCTACTACCTGTATCCGGTAAGTTTATTATATCCAGAACGCAGTTGAGGGATTGCCCTAATTGCATGATAGCATTTGCCGATAAGACTGAATTTGATTTTGACGGTAAGGAGAATGATACTATCATAGAACGTTGTAAAGAACATGCAGTGAACTTTATTCGTGAGCTTAATAAAAGTGGATTATTTGAGTGGGTGAGTGATGAAGTTCCTTATTCTATCTTTTACGATAAATTGGATGTGAATGTTACCGGAATTGTAATAGAATTGAAACTTAAAGAGGTTCAAGGAGTCTCAATG